ATAGCTTAACTCTCCAATATTAAGTGGGGTTAATCCCAAGTTCATACAACAAATTGATGTAAGAGAAGTATGTAAAGTAATTCCTTTTCCTTGTTTTGCCTTAATTTTATCACGATAGCGCGCCTTGGCTTTAATCGCTTTGACACGCGGGTCCTCGTTTGGTCGCGGCGGTTCAATTGACTTGCCGCCAACTGACTGCCGCACCAAATTTTGGAACTCAAAGTAATCTTCTTCTTTTAAAACTCGCAACTCTTGAACACTCTTCAACTCAGAAATATCACCAATTATAATTTGTTTTTGCTCAAACAAAAATGTAACTGGCTCATGCACAAAGAAGAAGAATGCACCCTGTATCAGATTCTTCAATTGAGGATTATTATATGCACTATTCAATAAATATTCGAATGGTGTAAGTAGTTGCCGCAAGTCAATACCTTCAGCAACATATTCATCTTCAATTTCTTCCTGCGAAAGTGTCAACGCCTTCTCATACACAGGAAAATATTTATTACTTACAATCTCTTTAACTTTCGGAGGGTGTATGTAACAAATCCCTTTAAAATCAACAGGGTATCCAAGAAAGAACTGCGACTTAATCATATTCTACAATATCAAATGTCATCTCATAACAAGAAATTTCTTCCGTTAAGAAGTTCAGCATAAAGTCGCCGCCTTGCATCTTTCCCAGACCATTAATGGTCTTTCCATTCAAGGTCTTTTGAATTTCACCCATAATAGCGAACGGCCGCAAATTAGAATCCTTAATAATCCACTGAGTTAATGGTACGAATACTTCAATACCAAACTCAATATCTCTAATTTCATCATTTGCACGATTGCGGTTACCACGCACAACCCTCAAAGAAATCAAACTTTTCGCAGTCTCTTTTGGTCCTACACGCGGCACCACCTTAATCAACTTTTCAAAAACTTCGTGCTGAATTTGTTCTTGCGTGAGATCCTCGTTTGAAAGCGGATCTTTATCAGTATAATACAAAAGCTTTAAAAGATTTTGATTTGCTTGGAGACGTGTCACAATCTTTTGAATGTTAATACCAAGTTCGCCTAAATCTCTAACAGTAGGCATTACGGTTCTCCTCCTTCACCAGGCTCTTCTGGCTCCGGTTCGGGTTCCGGCACCACAATATTTTGTCCCATATTAATCCAATAGAACTCTTCAGGACTATCTTCATGGGTCTGTTCAGGCGGCGCGCTCAAGTCGTACTCATAAATAGGATCAATCGTCACATATTCAACACCATCGGTAGACTGAATATCATAACCAGTCACTCGATAATATTCTTGGAATGGATCGTCTCCCACAATAAAGTAATCATCCTTGCGCACATATTGATTTTTAGGCATAACAAAGAAACTAGCTTTAAGGTTTTCGGTATAGAGTGTATCCATACGGCTTCTAGACTTCAAATCATCTTTCAACATATTGTCTTCTTGACCGTACATATATGCCCAACTCTTTTGCGTCGAACCATCGCGCGCAGTCCATGTAAGGAAATGAGTCATACGCAACATAATATATCTGTTGTATCCGCTTGCCTTAATGTTCTCTAAATAATAAACCATCCAAGGCTTTTCAATATTATCCTTATTCTTCAGCATCAAAATAGTGCCGCCAGGCATATTGACGTCAACTGGAGTTAGCAAATAATGTAGAGTTTCAGTTTCATCTTGCTTATAGCGTTCGAAACTACCAACTACTTTCTCGCCACCATAATTAAACTCAATCCTATATACACTTTTATTCAGATAAAGTTGAAATTCTTTTTCCCGCTTCGTCTGAATGCGCGACTGATAATCCAACCCATAGCGGTTAAGCCGCAATTGATAAATATCATAATACTCCATCTGAACCACCTTTCGACAATAAACTCATACAATCAAAGATTGTTTTTCTGAAGTAGTTATAGCTTAAATAACGAAGTGAGTTAACTTTATTACATAGTGCAATATAATTGATTGTCTGCCAATCCTCAGGAAAGCCAGACAACTCAATTACAATCGAATCTAAGAAGGGTTCCCACTCGCCACCTTTTTCGTATTCACAAAGTAAACCAAATAATTTACTCTTTAAGCGATTCTGATACCCTTCGACCACATTTTTATCCATCAATGGATGAAGACATTTGACTGTACTTAAACGGCTTCTTGTTAATCGATCTGTAGTAAATCGACTCAAGTTGCAGTGCATGTTTCTGCTCCGCCGCCAACATCGCATTAAATTTATCCAATAAGTTGGCCTGCGAGAAATCACGCTCATCGTACAGTGGCTTCACGTTCTCCCATGTTAAAATAGTCCTGTTCAACCATTCGCACTTCATGTAACAGGCTAAAATTTGCACTTCTTCATTCGTTAACTCATCTGTAAACCCATATTCGTCGTAATCTAACGAAACTCTTGGGAACTTAAACCTTACAATAGCAGCCTGGAGTAGAGTGAATAGGTCAGCCTGAAGATCTTCTTCGTCCCAGTCCTCCCATTCATCATCCAAAATCTTACTTAGAAACGCGGTATACACCGTGTCAAAAGATGTCATATTACGCCTCCTGGTCTTCTTTCATTAAACGAATGGAGCTAATAATATCCCTACCACATTTAGCTTTAATATATTCATCACGCTCAAAGTCCATCATCTTATGGTCAATCGCATACTGCGCCAGTTCATTAACTTGGTCGCGACTGAGTTGATCGACTTTAGCCTTGAAATCTTCAAACGGCAACTTAATTAGTACTTCTCTTTTCTGCTTATCGCTTAAAACGATAATGTTAACAGGCTCTTCCGCATCTTCCGGTTCAAGGCCTAATTCTTTCTTAACATCCATCTCTTCGATGTAGAGAAGTCCGTGATCAAACATATACCTGACGCCAGGATCAAACATGATCTGCTCAAGTACTTCTTTATCAATCTTCTGTACGGAATCCTTGCCAATCCATTCACGTCTGAACTGCATCTCGCGCACATAGATACCAACTGTATGGTTAACCATACACTTTACATTTACATATTCTGCCATAATACTCCTTTTACACTCCTTCTAAAATAAAGTTGCGGAGAGGAGAATGGACTCCTCCCCGCATTAATTTAATTATGCATCAATATAAGTCTGAGCAATACCGGTATTCTGATAAATACCCCAGTTGTACTGAGTCAGGATGCCGCAACCGAGTTTCTTATAAGCATAAATCTCAATAGAGTTGTCACGGTTAACGAAATCATGAATCTGAGTAGCACCTTCGAGGACAACCTTCACGACCTTTTCACCGCCAGTGGGCAGGACATAAGCCATCTGCGGGTCAATCCAAGTCTTGGTGTCGGTTTCATCAACATAGGACTGCGGGATCTGAACGATCGGAGCGCCACGGAAAATGTTAATGTAACCAGTACGATGAATCTGCTCAATATCGTCCGGAGAATACACACCAGCGACACCACCATAGTTAGTAGAGTTACCAGCGGTCACAGGAACGATAGCGTCAGCGCCCATAGCAGCGATGAACTCCGGCGGAGCAAAGATAACGCAGCCCTGTCCATAAGAACGAACAACACCCATCATCTTAACCATCTTATCAGCATTGAACGAAGACTCAGAAACAGTAATCGCGGTCGGACGACCAACAAAGTTCAGAGCAGCGCGCAGAGCCTTATGGACTTCGCGATACACGCTTTCAGTCATGGCTTCCTGGATAACGTCCATGCATTCGGCCAGGCTCTCAGCGCCATCAAGCATACGCTCAAAGTCGATGGTAGCACCGATACCAACAGCATGTCCACCAATCTCAAAGCTCTTAGTGTCAAGACGGAAAGTCTCATAAACACCAGACAGAGCAGCAGTAGTCAGGAACTTCTTAGCACGCTGACGACCAACTCTCTGACGGAATACAGCCTTAGTGCCCTGAGGAACAACACGAACCTCAGCGAACGGAGCCAGAGCGGCGATAACATTACGCGGAACAACTTCATCAATGGTCTCAACAAGAATTTCATAAATGTCATAACGATTCTTCATGAACTGGTTGACAGAGCCAGCAAGTTCCTGCAGACCGTCGACAAAAGCAGCATTTACATTCTCGCTAGTGAAATTAGCGGGAGCAGTACCCTTCGCAGCATGAAGGGCAATTTCTTTCAGCTCATTAATAGTCATTGCATTACCCTCCTAATTAGCAAGCATAAACTTGGAATTTAATACCAAGCTGTCCATCGGGCATGGTGGTCTTCTCGATAACACGGAGAAGAATTGGGGTGGGATTTTGAGACGGAATCGAACTGGACACGACTGGATAGCCTTCAGAGCCGCAGGTCGCATACAGAGGAGTAGAGGCAATCGCTTCAAGAGCAGAAACGAAAGCACTATCATTAGCGAACTCACTAGAGTTGTAAGCAACACAGTTAGTAGTCCACTTATCGCCAACGGCCAGATAACCGAGACGAGGATAGAAGTCTTCACGTCCATCACCATGGAGAGCGAAGTCCTTCAGGCCATAAGCGCTCTCATCATAAAGATGTTCAGCACTATAGGTCAGAGCAATAGGCAGGGAACTATCGGTAGCGAGAGTAACCTTGCGCGCAGCCGCATCAACAGCAAGC